TTTCTTTAAGTCCTCTACACCATTCTTGTAAGGCCAACGCCACAGATACTTAAATGAGTTCTGCCAACAGTATGCCTCATGGGATGATACATCAGACCCCTCTGACATGGCTTTCATTGCATCTATACACTCAATGTTAGCTGTGTTGTAGTGAGGTGGCTTATCCACCATGTCTACTTCAAAGGGCATAGTCATTTCTTTCCATTTAGCCATATTAGCAACTACCTTTGGTTCTAGTAAAAGCATTGAGGCGTAGTACGTTACCCTCTGCTGTATATGTAGGCTCTAGCTTATTATCTTGTGGCACTTGATTATCCTCTAATAAACGCTCTACTTTATCTTCTAAAGCTTCCTTAACATCATCATAGATACCGTCATGATCATCATTAAGCAACTCAAACAAACCAATCATAGCTAGGCCCACACCCATAGCTTCTGTTAGTTGTGCATCAGATAATTCATGGTCATCACTCTTACATATACAAGTACCAATACGCCCATCACCCATAGGCTTGATTAGTATTGCAATCTCATCATCTTCTAGTACGTATGGCATCAAGTCTTCCTTTTTGTTTTAAGTGGTATCTTAGTCTGTTTAACACACTTTCCTTGCATTGTCAACCACTCTTGAGGTATTAGCCTGTGTGAGTATAAGAAGTCGTTTTTCTCACACCAATCACAGTATCTACTCTTAGCACCCTTGTATAGCTTTGCTTTAGCGTTACTAAATACAAACCGTATGTCTAACTCAGGATGTTGCCTTCTTACTTCTATATGCTTGCGCCTGTCCTCGCTATCAAAGATACCCTTGGTCTCAATAAAGATACCGTTGTCTAGCTGAAAGTCAGGCGTGTAAGTACGGTAACGTAAGTCTTCCCATTCTATTTTAAGTAACTCATACCTTACTTTTTTCTGGCACTCAGACAGAACAAGAGCAGTCTGTTTTTCAAGACCACTCCTGTACTTGGCTTTAAGGTGATGCCTCTTAGGTTTTGGCATCAGATGCCAGAGACTTCTTAAGACGCTCTACAAGGATAGAACCCAAAGTAGTAATACTGTGAAGCTGGTATTCTACTTGATTTTTTACATTGGAGTTGTATTGAATCTCCTGTAAGATATTTTGTTGTCCTTCATCAAAGTCTTCTGACTCATACTCAACATCGTCTAGGGTAATTTTAGTCATGCGCTTTCCTTTAGTTTAGTGTAAGCCACGTTAGGTGGTGTTAGTTTACCTTGATAAGTCCTAGAAGGCAGTTCTTTGTACTCAGGCCAACATGCAGACTTAAATGAACAGAAGTTACACTGTCTGCACAGTATTCTATTACCTGATGGTTTCTTGCGGTAAGTCTCAGGCACATCTGTAAACATACGCTCAAAAGGCTCATCGTTCTCTAAGTAGTCATACGTTTCCCGTATCTTATCCAGTACAGCATCAACGTCAACGTCCTTAGCTGAGACATACTTGTGGTGTCCATTGTTTTTATTGACTACCCACCAGCCACCTACCTTCTTACCTGCTGCTGTAGCGTAGCCTACAAGCTGTGCTACATAGCCAAAAGGATCGTCAGCCTGTAGTGTCTCAAGGTCTACGAACTTATTCTTGTAGGAGTAGTCAGACGCACTCTTTATGTCATCTATTCTATCCCCTAACAATAAGTCATACTCTCCTTTTATAGGCTTTCTTCCCCCACCTAAGTCTAGTGTTACATTGGTGTTGTCTTGAAACTTAACCCCTGCTGCACTTAAGATGCCTTTAAATACAGCCTCAACTATATCACCTAGCATCATGTTCATCATAAATTGTTCTGGTAAGTCTTCCTTAACGTAAGGCATATTCTTTTCAAACCAGAGTTGACACTTAGGGCGTCCTATGTTGGACATTCTAAGTCTGAACGCATCCCTTGGCCCACCGTTAAACTGCTTATCTAGTCCTGCTGATACATCAGAGGCAACGGAATTAATTACCGCCTCTGACATTTCTGCAGTACCTAAAGTAGCGTCACGCATGAGTATCCGTACAGGAGTTTCAGCAGCGTGTTCGTAGTCCATCCTAGAACGGGATTTCTTCTACTTGCACGATAGCGTCAAGTGTAGCAGGGTCTACCTGTACATCAGGCTTACGTAAAGACTTCCACTTGCTAAGTACATACTCATTACCGTAGTCAATGTAGTCTACAAACGCCTGTACTGTAGCGTGATCCTCTGGAACCATTTTAGTTTTGGAACCCAAGGTAGCTACCATAGTAGCATACTTATTACCTGTAGGCAGGGTTTCTTTCTGAGAAGACAAAGAAATAGTATGCTCAATCGGAAGAAGCTTCTTAGACACAATGTCTTTAAGTGCAGCATCTAAAGAGTGTTTACTGTCTACATTCTTTACGTCCATTGTAAAGTCAACCTCTGAGTCGTAACCTGCTACAGCTACACCGTTATCATCAATGACTTTACCTAGTTTAACTTTACCAAACAAAACCTTGGTATTCTTAACGCTACGAATAATTGCTTTAGTATCTTCATCTAAAGCTTCCCAATCTTTAACGTAATTACTAGGCCGACCAAGGTTAAACGTACCTTTGGTGTCTTTAAGATCACCTTTAAGCACAGTAGCCATGACAGTCTTGTTCATGATGTTTCTGTCGCTATCCCACTGCGTCCACTGCTGACGCTGTGCAAACAAACGAATAGTAGCACTACGGCTATACACGATGTTACCTTCTGCGTCAGTCAGTCTGTAAGCACCCAAGGGTACAACTACTTTCTCTTCTAGTTCACCATCTTCATCTACTTGCTCACGCATAATAGGAGCCTGTACCTGTGCTAAACGTGCAAGGTTTGGGCCAGCCGATACCTCTGTAGTATCTGCACTAAAACCCATAGCTGATGCAAGGTCTGCGCCTGACATCATTGTACTCAACTCATTGCTCATTATATATCCTTTCTGAGCTTAATTAGAACCGCAGTTATATCATATCACATCTTTAGTGTCAAGCCAATTCGGTCCAATTTTGGCTTCTAAAAGTAGTGGCACATTCATCTTTATACCGTAGTAATTATCAATGATACTATTAAGACTGTCGTTAACATCGTTAATGACATTGATTACCTCCTTTTGTTCATCAGGGTGTATGTCTATAACCGCTGAGTCATGGACACTATTAACTATGCAAGATCGCATACTCTTAAGCCTCTTGTCAATCTCAAGCAATACAACAGGCACAACATCACCAGTAGCAAACCCTTGAACAGGGTAGTTCTTAATCCTAGTGAAGTTAGTAGGTGTATTGTTTTCTCTTCTAGTAGTGCCGGGAAATGCATACTGTCTACCTGACACATTGGTTATCTTTTGTAAACGTATAGCCTCATCACCTAGCTTCTTGTGCCACTTAGCTATACCTTTGTATTTCTCAATAAAGTGCGTGTAATATGCAGCTTCCGCTTTAGTTCTGCCATACCCTGTCGCGCCAAAGAGAGGGGCGAAGGTGTGTTCCTTGGCAGCTTGTCTAGCAGTAGGTTGCCCTGCATCAGAGATAATTTGTGCAGTGTAAGAGTGTACGTCAAACCCTGTGTTAATCTCTTCCATAGCTGTCTCATCCTGTGACAAGAATGCAGCAGCCCTAAACTCTAGCTGTGCAAAGTCAGCTTCCATAATCTTACCACCAGACCAACGTGAAACAAAGACACGCTTAACAGGGAAAGTACCCCCTCTAGGCATGTTCTGCATGTTAGGCTCACGCCCACTAAACCTACCCGTAGACGTAATGTGTTGCGTTAGTGATACGTGCAGTACATCGTCCTGCTTGGTGAATGTATCTATACCCTCAACAAAGCTAGACAGGTAGCTAGACACAGCGTTAAGCCGCTTCAAGTCCTCAAGAAACGTAACAGCCTCAGACATATTGTTATCCATAGCTGTAGCCCTGAGTACATCTAGTATATCCTTGCTTGTAGAAAAACCACTAGCACTAACCCAAGATGCGCTAGGTGGGAAGAAACCAAAGCCAGCCATTCTTTCTTGCTTCTTGAGTTGATACCCTCTGCCATCACAATCTTTGCATTTGTTAGGTCTTGAATACTTACTGCCATCTTTCTTTAACTTATATGTTTCTCCGCTACCCCCACAAGTAGGACAAGTAAACGCCTCAGTGCGATACAGAAGATCACTGTTAGCAGTAACAATCTTTTTTAACTCTGCAAGGTTCTTACAGTTGTCAAATAAGTTAGGCCAATCATCCTTGGAGTGAGGCTTACGGCTAAAGATAACTTGAGACATTTGCTCTGGACTATTTAAGTTAACTGGTGTGTCACCCATAACATCACGCACTTGCATCTGTAGGCGAGATTGTATAGTACCACGCTCATCTTCAAACTCTTTACGCACTGCATCTAAAGCTTTGCGGTCTACCTTCATACCGTCAGCTTTCATACGTGTAAGAAGCTTACATACCTCAAACGTAATGTCTCTCACTTTGATAAGACTTTGTGACTCAGGAAGCATGAAGTCTGCAACCTGAGAGTGAAACAGAGAAGCCGTGGTGTTACAATCAGCCTCAAGATAAAAAGTCAATTCTGATAATGGTATCTCATCAGTGTTGTATCCGTCTTTAAAGTAACGCTTGAGTGTGTCATCCTTTTGAAAGTCTAAGTTCCTACGTATAGCAGTATTCTCAAGAGACAAAGAAATCTTTTTAGCTACACCTTTCGGTGAGATTTCTAGGTTGTTTCCTCTGAGTAAAATACTCTCAGCTAACATGGTATCCCATATAGGCCCATCGTACTTAAAGCCACACTCCCAAAGCCAAGCCAAGTCATGCTGTGCGTTGTGCATAATCAGCAGGGTAGTGTGGTCTAGTATCTTTTGGATACGCTTGGACTCAACGCCTGTCTGGTCAACGTACTCCTTGTGTTGTAAGTCAAACGTCAAAGCCTCTGTACCATCGTCAACGTCACGCACCCCTACGTTAACTAGGAAGTTACCCTCTTCCCAAGGATCAAGCATTAGCTTGCCATTACGTTTCTTTGTTGTGTTTTCTACATCTAATACAAATCTCAATTTTGTATTCCTTTCATTAGGCTAGGTACTGTGACCTACCCCCGTCTAATTCACAATGGACAACCCCATGCCATCCACCCTTTAACTTGTTCTTAGCTACGTTAATGTGACGTTGATTGTCTTCATCATCACCCTCAGTAACTTGGTTCTTAGCAATCAACAACATCAGGTCTGCCTCTGCTGCCTTACCTGTCTTACTCCCCTCTAACATGGATTGATCTAAGTAAACTTTATCTTGTGCATCAGCCGACAACTGGCTCATCCATATAATCGCACAGTCATACTTCTTAGCTATGTTCCTAGCGTGTATAGCTGCAGCCTTGAGGTACACATCTGACTTGTCACTAGTCTTTAAGGCAAACTTATCACCCATATCAAGTACAACTATGTCAGGCTTGCTGTGCTTAATGATATTTTCTACCCAACCTAAGTCTTTACCTGTACTGTCAAACATACTAATCTGATCACGCACCTTTTTGTACCTTGCAGCAGCCAGTGCATAGTTAGACTTAATCTCATCTGTATCCATACTAGCAGCAGCGCACAGGTAGCGTTCAGCCACACGTACATACTCTTCCTCGTTACACAACACCATACACTTAGCACCCTGCTCTGCAAAGCCTTTAGGTGAGGCAATAGTAGACGCATGGAAGCTTGTCTTACCTGTGTTGGGCCTAGCACCTATAATAATAAAGTGACCACTGCTGATGCCTTCTATACGCCCTGCTAGGCTAGGTATGTTCCACTTCCACTGTGACTGTTTAGTACCAGCCTCTAAGATGGTGTCTATATCAATGTCAGCCCACTCAACATTCATGTTAGGCATGAAGTTATCCTCATGTGCCTCTAAGACTTGGCGTAGTGGCTCAAGGGACGTAAGCTTACCGTTAACGTAGTCAAACCCTAAGTTAGCTACTTGCTCACCTACATGCTGCCTAAACATACGAGACAGTACATCAGAGGCTACGTCCCTAGACATGGGAACCTCTTTGCGTAACTTGGAGAACAGACCCTCATACAATACTTTGTTAGCTGTAGTCATGGTACTGTACTCAGAGAAGAACAAAGCCTCTAACTCAGAGGTAGATATAGTGCGGTCATACTTATCCATAGCGTTATCTAAGACACGCTTAATCTTGCGTACATCTTTAGTGAACAACTTGTCAGGACATTTTATACCCTTGTGATCTTCATAAAACTCCTGATCGTGTAGGGTTCTTATGAGAGATAGCTCCATCATTATATTTCACCCTTGTTCTCTGATTCTAGTCCTTTACGTATTAACGATACAAAGCCTACGTTAAATATAGCTGCGAATGTCTCAGGGTCACACTCTACTTGTAAGGTAGCACTGCCATCCTCATGTTCCTCTACTTCTGTAATTTTAATTTCTTTGTTGACGTATTCACTCATCTTCTATCTCCTTGCTGTATTTACGAAACCTTTTATTGTAAGCACGTTTAATCTTCTTTAACTGACCACTCTTCCATAGATAAAACTTACGTGCTTTGGTAAGCCCATCGTACTCATCACCACCCTTCATGGGTATACGCTTGGTCATTTGTTGGTTAGAGCTTTGGTCATTTGCTCATTAGGGTTTGTCATTTACCTCTCCTACTACTACTGTGGTGTTAATACTGGCAAGTATTGCCCCTTAACTAATACAGTGATGTCATTTATCATCTTATTATTCAAGTGCTTTCCATGATATAGGAAATAGTTTTAACATTTCTTTATCCACACCAAGGGCTACCCGCTTACTTTCGTATTGAGTATCTGGTGTAATTCTTAACCTACACATATCTGCAAAGGCGTCAAGGCTACCTGACCAATACCATTCAGTCATGGTGCTTTGTGGCAACACCATACGTGCTTGTTCTGGACAAATACCTTGAACCAACATCTTTTTATAGTCACCTAGTGCCTTATCTGCCACCTCTTTGACATAGATGTTAGGGAAGTACTGAGATTGACTTTTACCTCCACTACCCTGCTTTTTATCTGCACTTTTGTCTCTCCATTCATCAGGCATATAGAACTCAGGGTCATCATCTACATACCTACGACTAATCTCATTCCATCTTAGGAACTTATGCTTGACTAGTTGTCTAGCTACAAAGATGGGTGCCTTGACATGGAAGGATGCAAAGGCATGACCGAATGGTGACATGTGCTTGTGCTTGGCTAGATACTTGATCAGCCTCTTATCAGGGTCATTAAGGATAGGGGTCATATGCTCACCCACTATGGCTGATGTACCAAGTGCCTCACTCTTTTTACCGAATGATACACGTGCTGCATTAACTACAGACAGGTCACTGCCCATGTGGTCTATGTATGTTACTTCAATCATTAGTCATTCCCCATGTTAGTTGGTGCATATTGCTCACCGTTGTAGGCAGGGTAGGGCTTATCCGCTACCCCTGAGTTACAACCAAACACAACTACACCTAAGAAGATACAGGCATATAACGTGATACGTTTCATCCAAAGCATAAACCCATCAAAGGCTTCCTCTGCCTGTATCTGCGCCTCTGCCTTAACTACGTCACTCATTAGTCATGCTCTCCATTGTTACGTCTACCATTGTACCCATCAATACGATTAACCATATTAGTTAATACATGGGGATTTCTGTTGGCGGCATCAAATGTACCAACAGTAATTGCTATAGCTGCCAGTAATGCTATATGTGCAATGGCACTAAGTGCAAACACAAAGTAGCTACCTATCAGCATACTAAACACAATGCACCACATCCATGCAAGTATCTGTAAGATCATGTGGCGTGTAGATGTATCAGGTATATTCTTTAGTGGGCTTCTATCTGAGTCCATGATCAGTGTCCACGTATCGTATATGTGTTGTCTCATTGACCTACTCTCCCCACGTACTTAGCTATGTGATGTACAAATGGCAACAGACTTATCGCCATCAAAAGATTAACACCAGTGTGTATCATGGCTATGCGTAACGTGTCACCCCTTGGCATACCGTCAGATACTAGAAGCCCTGCCAACCAGATCGTACCTGTTGTACCTATGTTAGCCCCAAGCACAGCAGCCACAGCAGCAGGTAAAGGTAGTACACCTGATGCAACCAAGGCAATGATAGCCGTAGTACTAAGGCTACTACTCTGCCATGCCAGTGTCATAACGATTGACCCAAAGAACATATAGATTGGGTTGCCTAAGAACCAAGTCAAGTGGTCTATGTTACCCATAGATTTCATACCCCCACTAAACATTTTTAGTCCTACATAAAAGACTACAAGTCCAATGGCTGTGTATACATAATTATTCATGGTGCTGTTCCTTTCCATAAAGATAACTCAGCTTCTAACTTTTTGTTACGCTTTTTAAGTTCTTTTATTTCTTCTTCTAAATCTTTATACTTTTCACACAACTCTCTATATGTCTCTCTGTTGATCATTTTTATGCTTCTCCTTTCGTATAGAAGGTTTCTTCTTATCAGGTATCACTCTAGGTTTATACTTGGGATGCATCAAATCCTTAGCCATAGGATTAGGCTTTCTTGTCTTATCCATATCATAAGAACTCCATCAACTTTTGAATATCCGATTCTACCCGATACTTTATGTCATCGTCAAGCCTTAATGCAATAGTGGTTGCACCTGTCCACGCCTCTATCTCTTGTCTGAAACGCAAGGTTTTGTGTGCAGCGTCAGGGTCTAACGCTACGATAACCTTAGAATAATTACCCAACTGTTCCATATGTGCAACACTCAAAGACGTACCAAGGATAGCCATACCTGTGAAACCAAGCTTGGCTACAGTGATAGCACTGATAACGTCCTCAACTACAACTACAGTCTTGCCTGTACCTCCAATGAAATAGTTAGCCTTGCCAGTGTAGCGCAACCACTTAGGTTCTGCACCAACTAAAGCCCTACCTACAGCATCAATTAGAACGTTGTTTATAAAGATAGGAAACACTGCGCGTTTATCCTTGAGGTCATACATCAAGCCTTGATCCCATAAGTCCCACTTGTCTCTGAATGCATCAAGTCCACTACCACTCCGCACAACGTACTCAGGTAATTCCATAATCTCAACCTTTGGTTTGGGTTTATCTTGTTCTACTTCCTGCATCCTAGCTTGTATGTCAGCAGCAGTCATACCAACAGTGTGAACACCACTGATCTTACAGCCTAGCTTGTAGCAGTTATACAGGACAGCACCACCTGACTTGTTAGCAGTAAATGTATTCTTACCACCACAATCAGGGCAATCACCTCTTACAGTGTCACCCTCCCCTAAGTCTAAGTCTTCTATGTACTTGTGCATCATATTAGCCTCAATCTGTCTGGTCTATTGCAACTATATCTTCTTCACAAAACATATCCCTTACCTGCTCTATTGACCATCCTTTTACGTAAAAAGAAACATTAGGGTAAATAGGATCATCAGGTTTCATCCGTAGTTCTACATAGTATCTCATCATATCAAGTCATCCTCTCTGTTAGACAGTGCCTCAGTAGCACCAGCCAATGTATTAACTAAGTAAGGCGCAACGCTTTGTGGTGTGCTGTGTCCACTTACCTGCATGATACCCACAACATCAACACCCTTCTCAACCATCTGTGTAATAGCTGTACGCCTTAAGTCCATAGCTGTCAACTCATCAGGTAAGCCAGCAGCATCTTTGACACTGTTAACTAAACCACAAATCTCAACATCATCGTAGGGTGTATACACGCCAGCCCTAGCCCTAACTCTAGGTGCTACGTAAGGTAGGAACCCAAAGTCTTCTTTCTGCTGTTGTAGCATAGGTAACAACCCACCCTGTATAGGTAGGTGAACATCTGCGCCACGCTTGCTTTGCTCTAGGTCTAGCACACCCTTGTCTAGGTCTAACGCTTTCCACTCAAGTAA